CGACCTTGCGCTTGGTCATCTTCGTCGTTCCGTACTGGTGGAACTTCGCGTACTCCACCCTCGTGCCGAAGGTGGCATCCATGATGTCGATGTTGTTCGGCGGCCCCTGGAGCGAGGTGAGACTCCTGAAGAGGCGCCCCGTGCGGGTCATCAGGTCCGTCCCCGGCGCCTCGACCTTCTTCCATGCGGCGTACTGCGGGTCGAGCGGCGACCAGCCGCCGGACGGAAGACCGGCCTGCCTGAAGTTCTCCTCGTTGGCGAACCTGAGCCACTGCCTTGATCTCCACAGGACGGGGCGCATGTCGTTCGCGCGCTTCTTCATCATCACCATGCGAAGTATCGCCTTCTTCGCGTCGACCTTGATGGTGAGCTTTGTCGTCATCACGAGTACCGGTTCTTGCGGTACCTCTTGAGCGTCATCAATTCCATTTCCAGGTACCCCGTCTGGAGCGGCGCGACGTTCCTCGTCTCGAGATCCTTTACGCCGACCACGTCGTCGTGCATGTTCTGCATTTCCCTCGTCGCGGCGCGGAGGATCAGCAACTTGAGCGCGGGTATCGCCGACCCGTTGAGGCCGCCCGTGTAGGTGACGGTGACCAGGTCATCCGCGTACGCCCCGAACACGTCAACGCCGAACCCGCGGACGACGTAGTCCTGCTCCGCCACCAGCGTCCTCTCCGTCCCCCTCAGTCGCTTCAGTTTGACCACGGACGCGCTGACCACGGGCGTGTTCAGGAGGTAAACGGTCGTCGGCGGTTCGAGGAAGGTGGAGTTGTCGACCGTGCTCCCTAAGAGGGAATCGCCGCTCGGACTCGAGTTCACGAAAAAGGAGCTCATCGGAATCCCCGTGTGCTCGCTGGGGATGCGGTGCTGCTCCGTCGCCGAGACGACCTCGACGGGCCTGCGGAGGTAGAGCTCCATCTCGCTCTGGAGCCCCGCGAGGATCATGTCTGCGGCGTCCATCTGCCTGTTCGTCAGGCTTATGTCCATGTAGGTTTTGAGTTCTGCTGCGGAAACTATTGCCACCAACGATCACCTCCCGAGGGCTCTGGCCCGGCGGGCTCTCGCCCTGCGCCTCTCGGCCAGTTCTTCTCGCGTCTGTCTTCGCGCGTATTCCAGGGTTCGGCCAGCATTGCGCGCCCTGCGCCCGAAGCCGATCACCCTCCCGACCCTTCTCGGGATGCTTATGTCCTCGACTCGCGGAACGTTTACGTCCTCATCCCCAGGGGTCGGTACAAGCGGTTTTGGCATAGATCCTCGCAGAAACAGATTATTGCTATTTTAATGTTACCACCTAGCCTCATCTGTCATCGTTTGGGGGCGCCTCGATCCCAGGCTCGCTGGTCACCTTCGCCGAAGATTCGACCGGCACCCAGGCGCGCGAGTAGAGGTGGTCCTTGATGGCGCGATGCTTGATTATCGTTCCGTCGACCAGAAGGTCCAACTCGTCAAATGTCATGTTGAACGCGCGGCAGATCTCGTCCTCCGTGGCCGCCGAGGAGACGGTCAGCAGGCGGACGAGGGACGAGAGTTTCTTGGCCACCACCGACCCCCTGCCCCTGTTCATCTGGACATGGAGGATCATCGCGTCCCTCTCGGAGCAGTCGATGAGGACGGCCGGCACGGTCGCCCCGACCGAATCCCTGACCGCGTCGTTCATCGCCGCCAGCGAGCACCTCTCGTGGCCGTCGATGATCGTCATGTCTTTCGCCCTCACGACGATCGGGGAGAGGACCCCGAACGTCGCGAGCGAGCGCGCCAGAACCGCCAGGTCGGGCGACACGGTGTACGTGGATCTCCATGGCGCGCGCCCGAGACTTCTCGGTTCAACCTGTACTACCTCATACATTCGGGTTCTCCTCGTCTTGGATTATCTTTCCCGTCTTGGTTCCCGGGCCCGCGGGGTTGGCCGATGTCGCGTGTACCGAGCTGAGGAGGAGGTTCCTCGTCAGCCAGTGGATCGGGTAGGACTTGGGGTCCTGCGCCATCTTCTTCTTGAAAGTCGAGACGTACCTGCGCGCGGCGTTCTGCATCGTCGGGCCGATCATGTAGTTCGATATGAAGCGGCTCACGCCGGAGAGGCCGTCCCCGGAGTACATCTCGACGACCTTGTTCGCGTCGAAGTCGGCCCAGAGCCGCCTCTGCGCGTCGATGCGCGGGAAGACCCTGACGAGTTGGTCGTAGAACTCCGGCTCGGTCGCAATTACGTCGCCCAGGCGCCTTATCGCGATCGAGTGGAGGGGTATGCCCACCCTCGTGTTGGAACCCGTCATCTCGGCGGCGTCGTAGTACTCCGAGTACTCCCCGCCCGAGTCCGTTATGTACTTGAACACGTCGCTCGTCTGCCAGTCGTAGATCACCTTCGCGAACTTGAGCGGGAGCCCCCTCTTTACGCCGAAAGGCGTGACGATGTAGTTCTCGTGCAGTTTCTGCACGCACGATCTGTACCTCATCATCGACTCGTTCGCGCGCACGCCCGTGATGAACGCGGTTCGCCCGCGCTTCCCCTGCATCGTGTAGTAGTCGATGCTCTCCCTCAGGGGCTCGTCGTGGCTCAACCCGAAGTTCCGCGCGTTTATGGCGAACTCGGGCATCGGCCTCACGAGCCGGCCCTCGCGCTCGCGTTTGCCGCTCCAGAGAAGCGCGCTCTCCCTTCGCCCGAGGATCCATATCTCGGCGCCGTAGGGGAGGCAGTACCACTCCATGTCCACCCACGGGTACTCCCTCACCTTCAGCACGTAGTCGAGGACCATGGGGCTCACCATCTCCTCGTCGCGGAAAATCACTTTCACCGGCCCAAGGCCGCGCTCCTCGTGGACCTCCTTTGCGAGGTGGAGGATCGCCGTCGAGTCCTTGCCGCCAGAGAACTGCACGCAGACGGTGTCGAAGGTGTCGTAGACGTGGCGCAACCTCGCCCTGGCGGCGTCAAGGCAGGATGAGTTGAGGAACAACCTCTGGCGCGTCATTAGAAATCACAGTGGTCTTCTAGGTAGGCAAGCAGCCGCTCGGCTGTCGTGTTCCCGTCCACCTCCGGCGCAGAGCGTAGCCACTTGATGAAGTCGTACCACCTGCTCTGCTGCTCGACGCTGTCGAACACGATCGTGTACTGGACGACCGCCATCGGTTTCTTGATTCCCGGGATCGCCGTGCTCCCGAGCGCCGCCACCGCGACCTCGTCCTTCTTGGAAACCTGCGGGATCTCCGCGTCATCCTCGTCAGCCATAACCGGCGGGACGAACTCGCTTGAAGTCAGGATCTTGCTCTCCGCGTCGTTGATCGTCTGCTCGATCACGGCCATGTCGAACTCGTCGATTCCGAGGCCCGACATCAGATCCGAGTACTCGTCCCCGACGTCCCCTATGAGCTGCGCGAGCAGGTCCTCGTCGTATCCCCCGAGGTCAGACGTCCTGTTGTCCGCGTAGGCGAACGCCATCGCCTTCTTCTCGTCGCCCTCGAGGACGGTGCAGGCGATCGAGTCCCAGCCGAGGAGTTTCGCCGCCTCGTACTGGTGGTTCCCGGCGACGATGGTGTACTTGCCGTCGTCGTTCTGCACCACGACTATTGGTTTCATCTGGCCGAACTCCTTGTAGGACGCCGATATGGCTCCGACGTCGCCGAGGCGTGGGTTGTTCTTGAGGGACACAAGGCTGCCCAGCGGGATGGCCAGCGATGTTAGGGACTCGTGTATCCCGTTCACACCTGCACCCGCACGTTCGCGTTGAGCGTCCTGAGCGCGTCTATCTGGGTGCGCAACGAGAGGAGTTTCTCGCGCTTCGCCTTCACCAGCGCCTCCGCGCACTTGTAGTCGAAATCCATGTCGGCGAGCTTGTAATCCGCCCACGCCTCGCGCTCCCTGATCGAGCCCTTGGCCGAGAGGTACTCCTTCGCCCACTCGCCCTTGAGCCTCGACTCCTTGCGCGCGCAATCCTCGGCGAGCGTTTCGAACGCCTCGGTGTGCTGCTCGAGCTCGTCAAGTAGTTCGATTATCCTCTCCTCTATCTCGACCTGACTTATGGGAGAGGTTCTCACTGTGCTAATGGCAGGCATTTCTGCGCCTCCTTGTGGATGTCGGTTAGTGGTGACCAATCTACCTTTTTCAGGGCGTCGGTGCTTGACTTCGCCCAGTTTCTGCCGGTGGCGCCGAGGTGGCAGCGAAGCATCTCCTCGAGAACCCACGCGTCGCACCTGTCCGACCCGTCTCCCCCCGACCAAATGATCCCCGTCGCCGCGGATATGGCGGAGAGAACCTCCGGCTTCCCCGCGTTGCCCCTCCCCGTCGCGAACTTCGCCCTGCATGTCGGGGGTATCTCGACGA